TCTTTTTTGTTGTTGACATTCCGTAATGGTAAGGCATAAGCAAAAAGTCTCTTAATATATTCTAAACGCAGTCTGCCCTAATGTCTCAGGTTTCGCCAAATTAAACTGCTGTAGACAAAGATAACCAAAAGCATCAAACGCATGATCCACTCCCAGATTCTTATTAGGTAATCCAGTATTCGGTGCATAAGTTAAGGTCCTAAGTGCTTTTATCAATTCTTTACAACGAGGATGTATAAGCGTCCTTCTATCACCATTAGCATCAAATAAGGCAGTATTGACAGCAGTAATCTTATCTCTGATCTTCCAAGGGCTTCTGGGGCTCATAACGGTAAAACCAGACCTTCTAAGTATCGTATGATCCGTTACACCAACACCACTCGTTTTTCTTGCACTTCCTGTAGGGTCTGGACAAGCAATAATTCTTCTATCCACCCCATACCTTCTAGTCACTTCCTCTGCAAAATCCCATGTGGTAGCACCTCCTGTCAGCATGATTTCATCAAAAACGTACAAAGTATCGTTATGCTTTACCGCACAGATCCCCGCCATAGGATCTACGTTAAAATCCAACCCAATTAACAAGGGAAGCATGTGTAAATCCTGTACTTCCTTATTAATATTCTCATCAGCAAAACTAACCGCAACCAATCCAGTAAGATTTTCAAAACTCGCCTCAAATTCCTGTCTAAATGTCCTCGCATCCAACTGCCCTCTGGCTGCCTCAACTTCCTCTTTCGCTACATTACCCCCCTCCACTGTAGTAAAACTCCATCTTTGCCAATCTTCCCATTCCTTTTCTCCGCAATAACACCACATATCATAAAACCAACTAGCAGTTCCATCAGGAGTACTAATAAATAATGCCCAACCCTGTTTATCAGCCAATGCAGGTCTTATAACCTCCGCCCATACATCTCTATCCATAAAAGCAGCCTCGTCCAATACCACACCAGCTAAACTTCTACCCCTCAATGCCATCGCATTTTCTGTTCCCTTCAATTCAATACTCGATCCATTAATCAAATCAAGTCTCAAATCAGTCTCATTTTTACTCTTAACCCAAGTTCTAGGAGTTAACCTCTTCAATTCCTTCCATGCAATATCCTTCGCCATTCGATATGTCGGAGCACAATAAAAATAAACCTCATTCGGCCTGTTAATAGCTCCTCTCAACAGTTCTATACAAGAAAGGTATGATTTACCAAATCTTCTTCCAGCTACAAGCACCCTAAACCTCTTATCACTATTAAATACCTCTCCCTGAGCATATCTCAAACTTATCTCATTCTTCTTTTCACCGCTAACAACCATAAATTTAACAAAAAATACAACTCATACCCCCTATTTATAGCCTATTTACATACTTTTAAGTTATCATTCAACTAAATACACCCAAAAATCCCGTGGTTTCATCTACATTTCCTGCCGATCAACCATTAGAAGAATCTAAACCTAAAAGAAATATTAATTTCCGTGCCCGTACCTCAGCACAAAACGTACAACTCCGCTCCCAACGTCTATACTCCCGTCAGCTAGAAGGTAAAACAACCAGAGCCCTAGTCCTCGAACATTCAAAAATTGAAAACATCTCTGAAGTAACCGCTTGGCAAGACTGGAAAAAAGTTAAACAATGGAATAAAGAAGATTGGGAAAAAGATAGAGAAACTCTTCTCCCCAGACTCCAAGCAATGAGAATCCGTCTATTCAACAAAGCTGTCAAAAAAGGACAATTACAAACCGCAGCGCAAATATTAGACAGCCTCGGTAAAGTAATCGGCGAATCAGTTGAAACAGTAAACATTCAAGCTCCAGAATTATCCATAAAGGTTGAACCAAAAAATTAATCAGAATATATTTAAGTTGCCCACGCTAGCATAAAATAAAAAATAATCTGCAACCCTACCCCTAGGTAGAGCTACAAAAAATTTGATTAGATTTTAGGTTAGTTTGCTAGATAATTTTCTAATGCTGTAAGTTCTCTCATACGCTCTACAGTAAGCATATAATTACTAGATGCTAATTCATTAACTCTAGCTCTAACTAAGCTGTCAACGTATTTATTTGATGTTTTAGCATCATCTAATTCTTTTTGTAATGATTTAGAAAATTCAATAACTTGCATTTTAAGATTTGATTTAACTAATATCATATTAACTTATATACCTATGTGATGTCATGTAATATAATACCATAAGAAGTATAAAATAGTTATTGCATATTATTAGTATATATTTTATAATTAATTGTGAGCATACTATCTTTAATTTTATTTATTACTTAACTCAATTCTTATACTTAACCTTATTTCAGGCTATCAGTAATAAGAATACGACTAAGTAATTTATATTCCAGGAGTATAGTTAATCTCTCAAAAAGGAAATTATCTCAAATCTTACTATTATGAGACTTTATTTATTAATCATTATTTGCTTTTTAGCATCATCACTATTTAATGATCATCCGTATAAGAATGTACAAATGGAGAATAGAAACCAGGCTATCCAAAATGTAATTAATGAAATTTAAGACAATGGAAGAAATATTTTCAGATATTCTTGATAGCTTAGAAACAACTCATAAGCAAGGTTTACAAGCATTAAAAGAATACAAGATTAAAAATCCTGATTTCAATGAAAAAGAAGAAAAAGTTTATCTAGGAATAAAAAAAGCTATATATAAAAATTTATTTAAATTAGCTTCAGATAAATGTATATACGCGGTAAATGACTTAATTTGATTAATTCTTATTTAGAAGTTATAAAAAACTTCTAAGTAAAAATTAATTTAAATAATTTATTTAGATTAATTATTAAAAATCTTACAAATTAAATTTATTGTGACTATTAAAAAAAATCATCTTACAAGTATAAGTAAGATTAAAAAAGAATATCCAGTATTCTTTAATAAAAAAGATATAGATGGTTTTCAATCTATAATTTATAAGGATGTGAAAGTTTTAAAAGATTGTACTTATTTTATAACAAGTGAGATTTTAAACTATGAGAGAATAGGGGAACATGAGATAAGACATAATGAAAAAGATAGAATATTTAAAATTAGATATGTAACTGTTAATTGCAAGATTAATTGTATTAGAACATGCGAGCATAATTTTAAAACATATCACCAGGCTTTAATGTATTTGGATAAATTAGAACATGATAGCGGCGGCTTTATGGTTAGTCAGCATAAAGCGAACATGGCACTTATGAGAATTAAGGAGAAAGTTTAAAATGAATAAAACAGTAATAACACCTTATACGCCAATAAAATACTTTAAAGTGTTTGATTTTGGTAAAATTGATTATTATAAAATCAATAAAAAAAATTGCAAAGTTGAAATAGTTTTAAAGTTAGATAATAATAGATTAAGTATTACTCAAAGAACGTGGAATAATATTGAGAGTGATTATGTAGAGTTTGGATGTTGCTTAGA